AGAACAAGAGGCTATAAGGAGTCTTCAAGAACTGGTAAATAAGTTATAAAAAAAATAGCCGCTGTGAGCATGCAACGGCTATTCCTGAAAATGACTTAAATTTAAACAAGTAAACCTATCTTAAAAAGTTTTTCATAAGATGCAAGTAGAAAGTCAATTATTAGCACAAGGAATTGTAAAATTAGCTAAAAAAATCAAAGATACCAAGTATGTATCGGCTATTTCTTGTGATGAGAAAGCTTTAAAAATAGATTACAGCGATGGTTGTAAACAGAAAATAGAATTGCCTTTAATAAAAAAAGAGATAATTACCACTGTTGATAACAGCAAGGAAATTTTAGAGATTAAAAAACAGATTAACTGCGATTTGGAAGAAAATCGTACGTTTTTGAGTAAAACGCTTAAAAAACAATCAAAAGAACTTAAGAAAAGCAAGGAAGAACTAGGGTTAGAGTTAACCGCTCATGTTGACGGCGAAATAAAGAATATCGCAGCGAAATACTTTAATATCGCCAAGAATGACAAAAATGAGATTCAGGTTTTATTAGAGGAATTAGAGACGAAAGTTATTGCTCTTATAGATCAGGCAATTAGCACTATTGAAGTAAAAGATGGCAAAGATGCCGATGAAGAGAAAATCATTGCAGAGATTAGTAAGCAATTAAGTGGTCAACTAGCAGAAGAATTACAAAAAGGTCTAGAAGAAATAAAGCAGTCGTTGCCAGAAGTTAAAGACGGAGCAGATGGCAAGCCCGCTGACGAAGAGGCTATTTTCTCAAAGCTAGAAGGAAAATTGGAAGCCTTAGTTCTAAATTTCAAGGTCAAGGATGGAATAGATGGGCAAGACGGCAGAGATGGTCGGGATGCTGACGAAGAAGCTATAACAGAAAGAATTAAGCTTTTGTTATTGGATAAGCTTAATACGTATGTTTTAGAGGCAACATCAAAGGTAGATGAGGCTTTAATAAAAAAAGAAGAAGAGCTAAAAATAGCCATACTGGATATTATAAAAGCACAAATAGCTCTTATCCCCGAGCCACGGGATGGAATAGACGGACGGGATGGTCAAGATGCCAATGAGGAAGCTATAAAAGCACAGGTATTAGCCGATGTTGAACTATACGTACAACAAAAGATGCTATCTTCGTATGCTCAGTTAGAGCAGCTTGTTATTTCTCTAGTTAGTAACATAAAATTACCAGAGCCAATTAAGGGCGATAAAGGCGATCCTGGACCAGCTGGCAAAGATGGACAGAGCATTAAGGGTGATAAGGGTAATGGCATAAAAGACGCTAAAATAGACCCGACTGGCGAGCTTGTTATTTATACAGATGAAAAGAAAATCTACGCTGGTAAGGTTTCAATTAACTATGCCATGGGCGGCGGTGGACTTAGCGGGGATAGTGTTTTATATACTAACTCAAAACCCGTCCCTTTCGACGTTGGTGGTGTCAAAGCAGGTACTAGATTCAAAAAAGCTGATTTAAGAGTGCTTTTTACAAAGCTATTTTATGGTTTTGATTTTCCTGAGTTTGATCTCTTTTTTATCGAGGATTCAAATAACGTCAATATAGGCGGTAGGTTTGAAATTGGTTATACAATACCAGCTGGGGACTATTTATTTAATTTTAATATCATTAATCCCGAATTACTGGAAGAGAAAAGCATATTTATTGAACATGACGGGGTATTACTAGCCGAACAATTAGATAACATCTCACCAGTAACTATTGCCCTGACTGAATTTCAAAAGGTTACTGCTGGCGATACTGTTTTCAAAATATCGGGTTATGATACAACAGGCGTAACTTTTCAAAAGGATTATATAGTTCAATACCAATATAGAATATATTACGGCGAATATACGGATGATATAGAGGATACAGGACTGCCTAATCCACTTAGCATACTTAGGGCAACTGAACTGGTAAGCGATATAAAAAGCGAATACTTTTTTTTAGGTGTTGGCTATAAATGGTTCTGTTATCCCGAGAATCTTGGTGAGAGTTATATATTTTATGAATTAACCAGTGATATTGCTGTTATTTTTGAGGAGCCAAGAAAAATAACAATTACTAATGAATATGGGGTAGATGTAACTTATAACTGTTATAGAACTACAAACGAGATTAACCAAGAATTTACTATGGGGATAAAATAATGGATATAGATACCCTGCGAGTGTTTAGTTTCTCAGGTGGAGGAAGTAAAGGATACGGCGAGAATTATTTTATTAGAAAGTTCCTGCAACAATGGGGAGTTCCACAAGATGATTTTAGGTTTTACGCTGATGTTATGGCAGGTGTTTCTACTGGTGCAATATTAGCTGCAAGTTATGCCTATGGTTATGCTCCTCTTGATGTAGAGCCGTTTTATTTGGAAAAAGCCAAGCGTGTCTTTACGATTAGAAGTGCTGGCGATGTAGCAAGCGGTAGCCATAATGCAAGCCAAGACTCAAACAGACCGAATACATTACAGAAAATTGGCATAATTGGGCTTAATGATGCGTTCTACCAGTCCGCTTATCCAGATTCCAACTATGGAACTAATATACTTAATCAAACCATGGTAGATAGCTTTGGTGCTGATACCTTGGCAAATTTAGCTATTCCGATTGTTATTCCTTCTGTAGAACAAGATCGAAGCCGCCCTGTTTACTTTTCTAATTTTAATGATGCTGGTTTTTTTATAGGTCGTGATGCGTCAATAGTGGATGTACTGCGTGCAACCTCTGCGGCTTATCCGTATTTGCCAGCTTATAACTTTAATGGGCATGAGTATATTGATGGGGCTTTTTTAATTGGTAATGCTGTTGATAGAGCAATAAAACTGGGGCTTACAGTTAAGCCTAATGCTAGAAGAATTGTTGTTGTCGATGTTGGTGCTGGTATAGGTAAAGTAGGGTTTGACGGCGAGATCCCATCTACTCCATCCGATTTAGCAGTAGCCAAGATTTTTGCCTATCTTGACTTACTCATGGCTAACGCAGAGGAAAACAGCAGAAAAAATCTAGAATACGAAGCAAGCAGATTAACTAGTACTTACGGCTTACCTTTGTTTTATTACAAGTGGCAACCTATCTTTCCTGATACTTTTAGCAATGAGATAGATAACAGTACGCCTGAGTGGTTTGCTGCTTTAAAAGATATTTTAGATATTCATTATGCTAATGAGAGTGCTAATATAGCAAGCATTATCAATCATCTTGGAGCTTAAAACAAATGGGTCTTTTTGTTACTGACTATATACGCCCAGTCTCGCTACAGGACAAATACCCTACCCACCTTGATATATTCGGGAAAGGCGGGATTCATGGCGTAGATACCTTAATCGCAAGAAACAATATAACTTCGGCAAGAAGACGTGAGGGAATGCTATGCTTTGTAAAAGAAGATAACAGTTACTACGCTTTACTAGGCGGTGTTGATAACGAGAACTGGATTAGGATAAGCACCTTTTCTGATGGACACCTTAACTTTATTTTACCTTTAAAACATGGCTATATTTATGTCGGTGATAAAGACGGGTTAGCTAGACCATCGCCGTTATTAATAGACGTAAGGCAAGACATTATAGATTTAAGGCGTAACTTAAGCAAAGTTAGTAATCTAGAGACTCTTGGTTATAAGAAATTATGGACTGGTAACTCTAAAAACGAAGTTATCGAAGTACAGCAGATAGATATTACAAATTTACCACCGCTTAATGCTACCCAGCTTTCAATTGGACCTATAACTTATGGGATATGGGAGATGTGGCAAGGTACTAATAGCGGAGCAGTTGAAACTGGCTATGCTGTTTCTATAGAGCTTATGAAACAGCAATACTTACGCAGATTTGGTAAGTTTGTAATGAACTCATCTAGTGGGCTTATTCCTTTTGTTACTGGTTATGAGGGAGCTCAATATCTGGATTTGTTGCCTCAAAACAGAATATTAACCCATACAACAGAAGGTACGATAGGAGTTGCAAGCCTTACACAGGATCACCTGTGGAAAGGGGACGGCAATAATGTCCCTGTTGAGGTCTTAACGATAGCAGTAGCAAATTTCCCAGATCTTACTTATAAGGCAATATGGCGTGGAAATGCTACTAACAGACCAGAAGAGACCCAAGACTTAACAATATTGGAAGCTAAAGTAACCTATATTCAGGACGTTACTATTCCAGCGTTAGAAGCGCAAATAGAAGCTTTGCAAACTCAAGTTACGGCAATAGAGGGACAAATTGCAGTAATACAAGGTCAGATTTCATTACTAGAAGCAGCAGTAGCAGTAATACAAGGTCAGATAATTACAATACTTGCAACGCTTGGCGATCACGGCAACCGAATAACTACCTTAGAAAATAAGGTTAATCAGATACAGCAGGATATTATTGCAATTAATGCAAGGATTGATGCTTTAAGTATTACACTAGTTGGCGATGTAACTGGCAGCGGTGATTTAAGTTCGCCTATTACTACAACATTGCAATTAACGCTGGATCAAATTAAACTAGCACAAGACACAGTTAATTTAAATGATCACAGAATAAGTAATTTAAAAAATACTGTAAACGATACAACTAATGCTATCAGCTTTGAAGTGATGGTAGCTTTATTAACATGGACGGCAGAGGAAGAATGGCTGGCATAGTAGTAGAAAGAATCAGTGAAAACCTTAAAATTTTGGGTCAAAGTGAAAGGTTTATTTTTGGCTTAAGTGAAATGCCAGAACCGCTTGGAGCATTTAAGCTGGATAATATTTTTACTCCTGTTGCGGGTGCTCCGTCAGTTACTAATTTTGAAACAAGAAACAAGGATTTATCAGGATTCCGCTGGGTACATACTACAAATGCAGGTGATACTTTTGGATCATATAAATTACAAAGCTTTGTCAATGCCCAAGCTACTGGAACAGATATTTTATTATTCAATCAGGACGGAACTGTAACATTTACCTCGCCTGTAAGTTTTCCAAGCTTTGCCGTTACGGGTGATTTTAACATGGATGGTTATAAGATTATAAATTTAGCTGATCCTGTTAATGATCAAGATGCGGCTACTAAGGCTTTTGTTGTATCGCTAGTAGGCAGTGGAACTATTACTTTATCTGGAGCTGTCAGCGGTAGCGGTAACGTTGGAGCCGATATTACTACAACTCTTAATACTGTAGCAATTGATAAACTAGCTGGATACCCTAATGACAATACATTGTTTTTAAGGGGTGACGGCGAGTGGTCTAATAATTTTGCTAAAATAGGGGTTAATTTTGATCCGACTGAGGACGGCGTTATTCAGTTTGCTAATGGCACTAAAGATGCCAAGATTATTTTAAATAAAGATGCCCCTTCCAATCCTTGGGACATATCTGCTATAGGTTATTTAAGCACATGGGGAACTTTATATCATACGCCAATAGGTAAAAGCCATGCGTTCTTTACAGGGGCAAATGGCAATATGGCTTTAGAAATTAGCCCTATTTGTTTAAAAATTGGATATGGGATAAGTACTGTTGATTTTAGGAAAATAGTTTTTTATGAAGGAGTTGTTAATTCAAATCCTAATCAAACATATGCGATAGGTGTTGAAATTGACGGTTTACCTAGTAATTATAATCATTTAAGAACACAAGTAGCGTCAATTAACGATGCTTTTAATTGGTGTTATGGAATAGATGCTAACACTTCCGGTGAATGGATGAGGCTTAATAATAGTGGTTTAAATCTTTATAATAAAAGAATTTTTAATGTTGCTGACCCTGTTGACGATCAGGATTTAGTTACAAAGCTTTTCTTGCAAACTTATGTTCAGGATGCGATTGATGCTAATTTTGGTCCAGCTGTATCTTTGCCGTTTGAAGAATTAAGTTTTAATTGGTCATATGCAAGCACTACTAATCCTTCGCCTTACCAGTTTACAAATACCTTAACTGATACTCAGGAAAGTAAAAAATTTAAATATAGAGTAGTAAGTGGTTTAACAGAATGGAATAATGAGTATACTTTAATAGGCAATTCCGACCTTAATGGCATTTATAAAATAAACTACAATGCTGCTTCTTCAAATTTTACACCTCTTAGTATTATAATCTATCCGTTTGCTACTTCACAAAATCTTATGAGCATTACTGTTCCTGTGGATATGGGAGGCTTTGAGATTAGAAATGCTTTAAATCCAACAACGCCGCAGAGCTTAACTACAAGGGCTTACGTTGACAATAAGGTAAGCACGAACAGCATTACTTTAACAGGAGCAGTAACTGGCAGTGGTGCTGGAACTATTAGTACTACTTTAACGCCTATAACTACGTCTCAAATAAGCAATTTTAATTCTTCTGTTACAACATTTAGACTTGATCAATTTGCCATTCCAACGGCTAGCATTAATTTAAATAGTCAAAGAATTATTAATGTGGCTAGTCCAACAGCGGCAACCGATGGAACTAATAGAACATATGTAGATAGTAAAACATGGACTACATCTCAAATAACAGACTACACTGCTGCTACTAACGCCTTAATTGCAGCTGCTACAATAGCTACAAATAAATTAAGCGGATTCCCTAACACAACAGTAACATATTTAAGAGGTGATGGAACGTGGGCTAATTTTGCAACAGCAGCAAGTGTTCCATCGCTTGTTAATGTAACTGGGGGCACTCAGACTTTTCAATTTAATTCTACTACAGCTAAATTCATTCTTGCTAATACGATAAGCCCTAGTGTCAATGAATATCAAGTAAATTTTGGTGGAAGTATAGGAGGCTTGAGAATGGGAGTCTCTGGCGATTCACCTGCCAATCAGTTTTCATATATTAATACAAGCGGCGGATCACCTATTTATTTGCAATCCGATGGTGTTACAAAAATGTACATGAACGGACAAGGTAGTTTTGTTGTAGGAACTAGTCCTGTTGGTTTTCCTTATGCTAAATTTGATGTTCACGGCGGCGAGTTAAATGTTCTTAATGAAGAAACTGTTATTAGAGCAACAAGCTCTACTGGTTCTTCAAAAATAGAGATTAATAACACTTCTGCGAATGGGCATTTATACGAACTTAGGTCAAATTCTGATGGTACTTTTGATATCGTTGATAGAACTGCTGTAGCAAGTAGATTTAAACTAAGTGCGTCAGGAGCTATTACAACAGGCGTTTGGAACGGCTCTGTTATTGCTTCTCAGTATGGAGGCACTGGAGTAAATAATGGTGGTAGAACCTTGCAATATAACGGCAACGTTGTAATAGGGGGAACATTAAACACAAATGGCAATTTTAGTACGAATGGAGCATTTACTGTCAATGGTACTTTCTCTGTTAATCAACCAGTTAATATTAATGGTGGCTTTGTTACATCTGGTGGACAAATAACATTAAGGACGCCATCCTCAAGCGATGTTACATTACCAACTAGCGGGACACTGGCTACTCAAGCTTATGTTGACAATGCAGTGGATAACTTTTTTGGACCTAATGTAAGTTTACCATTTAGCGATTTGAATTTTAACTGGGCTTATGCAAGTGGTACTAATCCAACACCTTATCAATTTACCAATACACTTACCGATAGCCAAATAAGCAAAAATTTCAAATATAGAGTTTCAACGACTGATGTTTTAGCAAGAGAATGGAATCACAACTATACATTGATAGGAAATTCAGATGTAAACGGCATTTATCAATTGAATTATGTTGCTAGCGGCTCAACTATTACCCCGATTAACATTGCAGTTTATCCTTTTGCAGCATCACAAAACCGCATGACTATGGGTGTGCCTATAAATATGGGTGGTTTTGAAATCACTAATGCATTAAATCCGACTACAGCACAAAGTTTAGCCACAAGAGCGTATGTTGATTCTGCCGTTGCAGGTAGCGGTGGATCAGTAACTCTTACAGGAGCAGTTACAGGTATTGGAACGGGAACTATTGCAACAACTCTTACTCCAACTGTTAATATTAATTCTGCTTCTTATGCGTTTAATTTAAACAATGCAAATAGCTCTGGTATCACTGAATTCCAAATCTCTTATGGGATTCCTTATTTAAAATTTGGTGTAAATACGGCAGGAGCTGGAAATTATATTGATAGTATCTTTGATAACTTCATTATAAAGATGGGGGGAACGGATAGATTCATCTTCTCAAGTGTTGGCAATTTAGGAATAGGTGGATCAGGTCCAACGCAGGCGAAATTAGTTGTAAATGGCGGCGTGCAGAATATAACTAATGAAGAATCAGCATTAAGAGTTATTAGTTCTTTAGGTAATGTTAAAATAGAACTTCAGAATACTGCTGCTAGTGGAAAACTCTATGAAATACGTTCTTCTAGCACAGGTCAATTTGATATAACTGATAGAACTGGTAGTGCTACAAGATTTACTATCACAACACTAGGTAATACTGGAATTGGTACTAACACACCGAATGCTCCGTTGCAATTGGCAAATACTTTAGCTAACAGACAATTTGTTTTATATGAAGGGGCAAACAACAATTTTCAATTTCATGGCTTTGGTTCAATTATAGGAGGACTTGGTTATAATATTATTGCAACAACTGATAGTCATGTATTTTTTGCAGGTGCAAATTCCACAACTCGTAATGAGGTTGCAAGAATTAGCGGAACAGGTACGGCACAATTTAGAAAAATAACTGGTTATGCTAATACTAAGCCTAACATAGGAAGTGCTGGCTCTTTAGGTGTAGGTGCTACTTTTACAATTAATGGTTCTAGTTCTGAACTTTCAGGAACAATAACTATTTTCTCAGGAACAAGTGGTAATTCTTCTGGCCCTCTTGTTGGTATTTCATTATTAAATGTAATGCCAAATTCAAATTGGGGGGTTATATTATTTCCCGGTAATAGTAGTGCTGCTCAAGTTACTGATAGAATTTTTGCAGTAGTAGCTAATAACTTTCAATTTACGATTAATGCAAGGACTGCGTTGCAAAATAATGTTACCTATATCTGGAATTATCACATTATAGGTGCTTAAATTAAAAAAAGATTAAATTAAAAAAAGAGGATTTTTATGTCAAACCAAGATTATATTGATTACTTAAACGAGGTTGCTGCTAGCAATAATGCAACAATAAGTAATCTAAATTTACAAATTAGTAGTCTTCAGTCTTTAGTTGATTCTTACAATAACGATATTGTTCAAGTTCAGGGGCAAATTACAAGTTCTCAAGAAAAAATCACACAATTAGAAGCTGATAATATTATGATTGCTGATATTATAGCTATTATTCCAACTAACTAATTAAATTATAAATTAAGGATAATTATGAGTACAAAAGAAGAACTAATCGCTCACATGAATGCGGAAAACACAGAAATGAACTCTTTGGTTCAAAAAAAGATTCAACAGAAACTTGATATTGATACGGCTATTGCTCAACAACAAGCTAATATTGATTATTTCAACACTCAAAAAGAACAATGTGATGTTGATATTGCAGAGTATGATGCTAATATTAACAAAAATAACGAAATTATAGCAATTTTAGAAGCCAGTTAAGAAGAGGATTAAAAATGACAAATAGAGAAATGATAAAAGTATTAAGAAACATGGAAGTAGATACACAATATGCTTTCCAATTAGGGCTTAAGGTTTTTGGCGGTAAGGATTATACGCATGAAGAATTAGCAGACTTGAGAAAAGTAGGTGAAGACATACTAGATGAAGTAAAAACTTGGCTTGCTGCAATTCCTAATACTCCTTTACAATAAATTTATAAATGCCTATTTTTTATGCCAACAAGGTAATGTATCCTTTTGTTTTAGAAGTCCGTTATTTTAATCAAATAAATGGGCTTCTAAAATCCTTGTTTGTGAAGGATATAAAAGATGGGCTAATTGAAGAAATAAAAAACAGTTACAATCAAGCAATTAGAAAGGATGATTTTACAGAAGATTTTAATAACTTCTTTAGGTTAGCCGAATTAAAAATTACCTTAAAATTAAGGTCGTTCATTAATCGTATTGTAAAAACAAGTATTGAAGTTAATGACTTTAATGATAAGGCAGTACGCCAATCATTAAGAAGCACGCCTTTTAAAAATCTAGCTATTAGCACTACTCCCGATATAAGAAATGCGATGGAAATGTTTGTTTCTGATAATGTTAGGCTTATAAAAAGCATAAGCGAAGACTTGCTTGGTAGAGTGCAGGAAGTAGTATTTGCGAATGTGCGAAGAGGGAGTAGTTACACAACCTTGGCACAGGAATTACAAAAAACCTTTACAATTAGCGAAAAACGTGCGAGGCTTATCGCTAAAGATCAGATTAACAAACTAAATGCTGATCTAACAAGGCAAAGGCATAAGGAGCTAGGCATTACCGACTACAAGTGGTCAACTTCTCAAGACGAGAGAGTAAGAAAGAGCCATCAAGTGTTACAAGGTAAAATCTGCACCTACGATAATGTCAATGTATATAAAGACGAAGAAAGCCAGAAGAAATGGACGCAAAGGTCAGAAATAGGGGCGGCTTTATATCATCCAGGGCAGGAAATATTATGCAGATGCACGGCGATCGCTATAATTAAACTTTAAATTATGCAGACTTCTCAAGACGAAATAATCCGAATTTATAGAATAGATACTTTTCCAGTACCAAAGGTACAGAAAACCGATCAAGGTTTTTTAGAGGGAGAAGTAGTAGCAAGTAGAACAGGGATTTTTAATTATTATGATGCGGATGGAAAATGCCGCAAAGAACTTAGGCATCCAGAAGACGTTTTAAAAGAAGATAGTTTAAAAACCTTAAAAATGATACCTGTAACCGATGACCATCCACAGGAATTTGTAGATGCAAACAATGCTTCTGCATTGCAAAAAGGTTTTACAGGTGAGAGCTATAGAACTGATGAAGACGGCAATATTGTTGTTAGAATCAAGGTTACTGATAGCGGTTTGATTAATAAAATTTTATCAGGAAGAAAAGCAGAGCTTTCACTAGGTTATAGTGTTGCTCTAAAAAAGGATGAGGGAACTTACAAAGGTGAGAGATATGATTATCGGCAAACTGATATTGTATATAATCACCTAGCCGTTGTGGAAATGGGAAGAGCAGGAAGAAACGCAAGATTTAGGCTTGATTCAAAAAAAACTTGTGAACTTGCGGAAACAAGATACAATAATGACAATTTTAAAAGTATAGAGGGAATAAACATGTCCGATACCGAAAAAAAACTTGATCATGAAGTTGAAGTACAAAAAGCTCGTTTTGACGCTTTAACTAATGAAAGAGATTTACTAAAACACAAACTTGATACAGCAGAAGCTAAAAGCAAAGCTCTAGAGTCTACTTTAGCAAGTGTTACTAAAGAAAGAGATGATCTAAAACAAGTTAATCTTGATAGTATTATCAATGAGAGAGCTATTGAAAGAACTAATATTGCAGTCAGGGCGGCAGCTGTACTCGGCGAGGACTTTTCCGCTTATACTCATCATTCAAATAGGGAAATCATGGAAGCTGCACTAAAACGTGTTGATTCTAAAAATGGCATTGAAGTAAGCTACAATGGTGCTAGCGATGAATATGTAAAAGGTGTTTTTGATAAAGTAACAGGTGCAATTGCTACAAAGAGAAATGATACAAGCAAAGCTTATAATCTCGTTGCAGCGGCTCATGGAGCAGCAGAAAGAACAAATACTGCCCATGATATAATTATGGCAAAACTTAACGAGAAAAAATAAGAGGGATATATATGCAAACAAATTTTGACACTGCGATTGTATCAAAGTTAGGTCTAGTCGGCGGTTTATATGATACTTCACTAAATCAAATAGACTCTTATTCTGCGGGCGAAGACATACCATTCGGGACTCCTGTTGAATATGATGCAACTAATAAGGTTGTAAAAAAACTAACTGCTACAGGCAAAATGCTTGGAATAGCAATGAGAACTAATTATGCAGTACCAGGCAGCGTTCTAGAGGACGAAGCCGATAAACCTGCAACAATAATTACAAGCTCTGCTATATCTTATCCAGCAGGCTCTCAAGTTAGTGTAATGAAAACTGGTAGAATGTTTGTAACAATTACAACAGTTACTCAAGCTGGATACGGCAATAATATTTTCTTTACTGTCAACACTGGTTTTGTAATACAAACAGCAGCTACTCTTACAGGTTCATACTTAGTTGGTATTTCATTAAGTGATACGGCCGTTGCAGATAACTTGATTCCGATTCAAGTAAATGCTGTTGTCCCAGTAGTTAAACAAGCTTAAGAGGTAAAAATAAAATGCAAATATTTTCAACAGACAGTTTCAAAAGAGGCGAAGGAGCAAGTTTACGTCTTGATTCCGATAGCATTATATTCTTTGAAAATGAATTAACCGCTTATGATGGCAAGGACTTTGAAACAATCAAAGCTAGCCTTTCCTCTTTTGGTCTTTTTAATCAAAAAGACATAGGCGATAAAGTAGCTACGATTTATAAGTACAACATGATTGAGGGTACTGGTAGGTCTAAATATGCAGCAGTAAAAGGCGGTTTAGTAAAAGATGCACCTTTCATGAGCGTAGCAGGAAATCAATATGCTATGGATTTTGCTGATATATATTGCGGTATACAATTCAGTAAAGCCGATATCATGGCAGGAGCTAAAACAGGACGGGATATAATTTCTTTTCAAAGAAGACAAGCACTACGTTCAAATATGGAGCTTATGAATGCAACTTGTTTCAATGGTGATAAAGCTGTAGGCGTTCCAGGCGTATTTAGTAATCCAAGTATTCGCAGTGAGACTATAGTAGTAGATGAACAAGCGGGTATAGTTGACTTAGCTTTGGCAAATGACGGAGCTAAATTACTTTCTACTTTAAAAGGATTGGTTACTGATGCTTTAGATGCAACAAAAGGACTTATAGCTCCGAATGTTTTAGCAGTAAGCCCTAAGATTTATGCTAACCTTGTCTATTCACCATGGGCAGCAGCTAACGGAACAGCTAGCGTTGCACAAGTGTTTTCTCAAATGATGGGAGTAAGGGTCGTTTCCGTTCCAGAATTTGCGAAGGGCAGCATAGTTTCTACAACGAAAGAAATGGCATTACTATATAATGATAACCCTGACTTTATTGAACATATTGTTTCTAATATGTTTGAAATTGATGAGTTACAAAGACATGGTATAGGTTATATGTCTTATTGTGTTTCTAGACATGCGGGTGTTTGTATCAGACAACCTAAGTCAGTAACAAAAATTACTAATGCTTCTTAAAGATTAAGTCATGGAAAGAATATATCGGATAATGCAGAAATATAGATTAACTCATGACGAGTTAATGTTATGTTTTGATGCAACATATAAAGCAGAGAAAGCAGCAGAATATAAGGCCTTGTATGAAAAATACAGGGCTTTTGATCCTGAATTTGCTATGCCAAGAATTTTAGGAACAACTGATTATTTTTACGATTGCAGTTTTATTCAGAATTGTTTGCATTATTTATTTACAGACAAAGATATTACTATTAAAAAAATAGTTTCACGTACAGCAGCAAAATATAAAAATAGCATACCTAACACACCAGAAAACATATTTTTTTATTTCCTTAGTAAACAATTAAGTATTCAACCTGTTTTATTTAGATTCTTACCAGCGAAATTTAGGTTTAATACTGGATCAAATGTTATCTCTGAAGCTGAAACTCCTAAATTCTTATTTGACGCAACAAGGGCTAACGAAACGCCTTGTAATAATTCTTTACCTGTATTTGAACGTAGAGTATATGGCGATGATTTGAGAAAAAGTATTGCTGTCTATCTTGATTTCTATAAAGACAAAAAAATAGTTGCTACTGATGAAGCTTTAAATAAGCATAAAACTCACTGTGAGATTTTAAGCAAACTTATAGAATATCCATGGGAAAGCCTGGACAAGATTGAGGATGATTTCCAATATCTACTTTCTTTTATTTATGCTTTAAAATTGCATATTTTTGTAATTAGCGAAGGTGAGCGTTTAAGAATAAGGAAAGATAATAATAAACTGTTCTCAAGTATTTATGCTGGGGGCTTTATGTCAGAAGGTTCTTTACAAGAGTTCAAGAGAAGAATTGAACAAATGAATGGTCTGGAAAAGCTTATTTCTCATCCTAAAGGCGAGTATTTTGGTCTTTATAATGACAATGAGACTATAGAAGAATACGTTTTACGTTCTGCTGATTTCTTTTTTAAGAATCCAGTGCCAATTATTGAAACAGAAAAAGAGCCTAGAGGTGAAGAAGACTCGGCAGAGTACTTTTCTGTAGATGATGATATTGATTCAGAAAACGAAAAAGTAGAAAAAAAAGAAGAAACTAATACTTAAATGGAGTTATTAGATAGGTTTAAGCTTATTGCACAAGAATTCGCCGATGAAGATGAGGCTTTTTTAAATGCACATCTTGAAATGGCCAGCGATTTTGTTAGTAGTGAAATAAGCCCAAACCATAGAGACAATATGATATGTTATTTAGCAGCACATCGTATTGATCAGTCTTTAAAAAGACTTGGGGCTAGTGGTAGCGTTACTGCATTGAAAGAGGGGAATTTATCTATTACCTATGCAGCACCGACTAATAATACGGAGTATGATTTATCAAGTTATGGTAGAACATACGCCCAGCTTGTAAAAGAAACAGTGATTTGTCCGATGACAAGAATGATGGGATGAGAATTGTTGATAAGAACTTTAATCTTGAAAAAATAAAAAAAACTTTACTTGCTCTAAAAAAAAAGGAATTACAGGTCGGTATCTTTGAGGATGCTGGAGTAAATGAAGATACTGGCGGTCGTATTATTGATTATGCAATAGCCAATGAATACGGAACAAGTAAATTAGACTCACGTTCTTTTATGCGTAGTACCGCAGATGAACAACGGGAAAAGTGGTCTGGTTTGCTTGATAAAATCGTAGTAGACGTAACAAAAGGCGATTTTGAGGTTGAAAGAAAGATAGGTTTAGTTGGCGAGCAGATGGTTAATGATATTAAGGAAAAAATATCAAGCAATGTACCGCCTCCGCTCAAAGCTTCTACTATTAAAAGAAAAGGAAGTTCAAGAACGCTTATTGATACGGGAATTATGAGAAGTAGCATCACTTTTAGATTAACAGATAAATAAAATTCGAGAATATAATGCCAATAGATGTTCCAGTTACAAAGCGATCTGTTTTTAATGTTTTTAGAAAAAAACTAGATTGTATTCGTTATGGCAACGGAACTCACGTAAACGGCGTCTGGGACACTCCAGATAGCAGGGATTTTACTATTGAGGCAAGTGTGCAAGGAGTAGATAACGAGTCAATACAGACAGTTCCAGAGGGGTACAGAGACAAGGAAGTATACGTACTTTATACCGACTCAAAAATGCAAACTGTAATAGTTGGTATAAGAAACCCAGATGTTGTTATTATTGACGGGGATAAATATCAAGTGGTAAAAGTTACTGAGAGAAAGAATTTTCCAAATTACGCCATAAGGCATTATGAAGTAATCGTTGTTAAAATAAACACGGATAAGAATGAACATAACAGCTCTTTATACGAAAGTTCAAGAATACGTTAGTGTAGCGACTGGTCTTGATAATAATAAGGTTATATTTTCTGCTCAGTCATCGGCTAGGCCTGAAAAGCCTTTTATATCAATTAGCTTAACTAACTTTAAACAAATAGGTACGCCAGTAAAAAGACTGACTGATAATGACGGGATTGAGGAATTAGCATCAAGCATGACCTGCACAGCAAGCTTTAGTTCATTCGGTGATGATTTGCACTCGGCGGAAATTATACTGCATGTTTTACATCATAGTTTTGATACGCAGTTGCGAAATAATATATTCAAAGGTGAGGTGGCGATTCATAGGACATTAAAAGCAGTATTGGCGGTGCCGAAGGCTTTAAACGAACAAATAGAAAGTCAGGCGGTTTTGGATGTAGAACTATCTTTTGTAATTACACATGAGCAAAATATTAGTAGAATAGCAAGTGTTGAAATTACAGACGAAATAAGAAACAAGGTTTTCTTGGTAAGTGAATAATTAATTTAGGTTTTAAATATGTCATTATTAAACGAAATAGTAGAAGTAAAAATCACTAGAGAACGAATCAATCTAGATGTTATCGGATTGGATACTTTACTCATCATGGGCAACTCTTTAAAAGCTCTAGATGAAGAAAAGCAAGCAGCTTATAGGGTAAAATCCTATGGTAGTCTTGCAGAATTGGCAGCTGAGAAAGCCAATGAAGTTGATTTTAGCTACGGAGTTAATTCAGAAGAATACAAAGCAGCTAAAATGTATTTTGGTCAGAATCCTAAGCCTAAAACATTACTTGTTGGACAAGTCTTTACAGGCGAAGAAATAGACACTGCTTATAACGGCATTCTTCTAACTAGCGGTAATAAATTTTATGCAGTAGTTGCAGCAATTGCAGTAGATGAAACTTACACTGAAGAAAAAATCGTTACTTTTGCAGAAACAGTAACAGCAGAAGAAAAGATTTTTGTTCATTCTTCTAAAGACCCTAAAACTCTTGATGCAAATGAGAATAGCATTATTAAGAAGCTTTTTGCTAAGGCATCCGAGAGAATTGTTACAGTTTACAATTCCTCTACTGATTATGTAAGTGCTGGTATATTAGGCAGAATGCTAACTCAAGCTCCGGGTAGTGCAACATGGGCATATAAGAATATTAGCGGAGCACTTGCCGATTCTCTTACTACTACCCAAAGAGGCAGACTAGAGAACGACCTAAAATCAAACTTCTATCATACTTTAAGCGGCGAGTCTGTTTTCTTAACAGGACAAAGTACAAATGGAGAATTCGTTGACGTAATTATTGGAACTGATTGGATTAGAACAGAGCTTAGAAAAAGGGTTGCTGCTGCTTTAGTAAGCAATGCAAAAATTCCTTATACTAATGATGGTATTGGTATTTTTGAGAATTTACTACGTTCAGTTCTAACAGAAGCGGCTAATATGGGTATTCTTGATGCTGATAGTATTGAGATCAGTGTGCCGAATGCTCTTGATATACCAGTGGAAACTAGAGCACAAAGATTATTACCTGATGTTAAATTCGTAGCTAGGTTAGCTGGAGCAGTCCATAAAGTAGTTATTGAAGGTGTTTTAGAAATTTAATTAGAGAGAGATTATACTATGGCAACAAAAACTTTCGACCCTAAAGAAGTAACAGTAGTTTTAGGAGTCAGTCCAATCACAGGATTTGCAGCAGACAATTCTATTTCCATTGAGATAGATGATGCCCAGTTCAATGAGGATTTTGGCAGAGGCGGTGAGTATGCAAGATTTAGGAAATATGGGTTTAAGGCTCAGGTTACTTTGATCTTAACTCAAGCATCATCTTCAAATACTATCTTAAACAGCTATGCGACTTTAGATAGAGAAAAGAACGCAGGTCAATTTCCTATCATTATCAAAGACAACTCAGGTAGAGAATCAATATTTACTTGCCCTGATGCTTATATTGATAAAGTAGCGACTGTTGAATACGGCAACGAGAATAAGAATCGTGAATGGGTGATAATCTGCCCTAATCCTACTACTATTATTGGGGGTATTCAATAATGCTTTCAGTCAAAACAGGAATTATAAAAGGGCATAGTTATCAATGCACTTTATTTCCCGCCCAAGCTGGATACGCAAAGGGGGTTAAACTCGGTAAGATTGTTGCGGGTGTGATAGAATCAGATGACCCTATTTCTGCAATAGTTGACGGATTAATCAAATTGGATAAAGAGGGTGAAGAGGGTAAGTTCTTAATGGATTTATTCTCTAACACCTTGCGTGATGGTTCTGTTATTAATGAAACCTTATTTAATGAGGTTTACAGCGGAAACTATACTGAAATGGTAGAGGCTTTAAAATTCATTATTGAGTCTAATTTTAGCGACTTCTTTAATTTTTTTTTGGAAAACAAAAACCTCTTTTCCGCTGTGAAGAAAGAAGAAACAGTAACGGAAACAACAGTATAGCAGAGCGGCTTGATCCAGAACTTGCCGAAGAGTTAATAATCTGGAGGCCAATTCTTAGGGGCATGGCTACTTATACGGAAGTAACGACTATAATGCCCCTGATGGATTTAATAAAGTTAAATGCCCTTTTAGATATGCAGGACTATATTGCTGAAATGGAATACAAAAAAATAAAATGATTGCAAGAGAACTTTTTGTAAAATTGGGATTTGATATTGATGAGGCAGAATTCTCTCGCTTTATAAAAATGTCAGATAACCTTAAAAGTAGA